GACCCAGTCACCCGACCGCCTGACCCAGTCCCCCGACCGCCTGACGCAGTCCCCCGACCGCCTGACGCAGTCCCCCGACCGCCTGACCCAGTCACCGAACCTTCGCTCCCCTACTATAATTTTCTCTGCATTTCCACCATATTATCCCTCCGCTCAAACATTGCCTTTTTTTTACCTAACACCTGCCAAAATTTGAAAGGAGCAAAACCATGCCGCCCAAAACACGCCTTTTATTTTTCAAGAAGGCAAACGCCTACGTTCTTCACCACTCCCCCGACAACACCCACTCCACGCCCTGCACAGTCCTTTATTCCTACGACCGCCCTGCAATAGCATACTACCCTCTATCCGGTCAAATTATTTTCTACCCCACCCTTTCCGCATGGACACTCCGCCACGCGCGGGCATTCCTTGCAGAATATGTAGGGCTTCAAACAGACACCATTATCTCTGCAATAAAATTCATGCAATCCAATCCCGCTTCCTTATCGGTAACAATCACGACCACAAACGACACAGTGGGCGACCTTACAATATCTGCAATCTAACAAACAGGCTCTACACAGAGCCTTCTGCAAGCGACCGTTCCCGTGTTCCTCTCATTCACGGCGCAGGTTCAACTCCTGCGGCTTGCACCATAATCACTTACGAAAGGAGGTACACAACAATGCGCAAGCCTGTAGTTTCCAGAACCCTTACCCTTACAGAAGGAACAATCCTTGTAGCTGACAGCGAAACCCGCGCAATGGTTGAGACAGAATTTCACCTTGTTGACAACTTCAAGAACAACGATGAAATTCTCCGAGCAATGCGCCGCTACTACAAAGCACTTGACATGGACAAACGCTACACCCCTATCCGAGTAGTGACCAAAACTACAACAACTACCCAGCGTTTCATGACAGTTCAAGATTTCTACGACAAATCCAAACCCATGTAACCCACTTCCCAAACCCTCAAAAAAATTCAATAAATGAAAGAGGTAAACAAAATGGAAGGCTATTCTGCAAAAATCATCAATTCTTCCCGCCCCCTGACCGCCCGTGAGCGTATCATGATGAAGGACACCACAGACGCCACTCAAATCAACGCCGCGCTGAAGAACGGCAGTGTCGAGTTTTCCCCTGTCCTTTGGGCAGACGTCGAGATTCACAATGAGCGCTCCGAGAACAAGGACTACAGCACGCTTGTTGTACTTGCTTCTGACGGCAGGAAGTATTACACTTCTTCCCCGTCTTTCAAGGAAGCATTTATAGACATTTTCTCCGAGATGGTTTCCGAGAATGGAGAAGCGGAGGAGTTCTCGGTGCGCGCCTACACCGTTCCCTCAAAGAATCAGCAGGGCTGTTTCATTACCTGCTCCATTCTCTAAACAAACTGACAGCCCCGGCTAACTACCGGGGCTTTATTGCAAGGAGGAACACATGGCAAAACGCAATTCCTTTACAACGCGGCAACAGCAGTGGTATTACGAGGAATCTCTTGCCCGGCGCAGAATATTTGATTTTGAGTATAGACACAAGGTTTCCATTCCTGACCTAATAGGCACACGTCCTTCTAGGGTCACAAAGCAAGAGATTGAGCGCTTGCGTTCAATAACAGCAGAATCATTTACTATTGAAAATGGTCACTTGATTCTTACGCCTGAACAACTTCGTATGGCTCAATCAGCAGGAGCGCAAGCCCCGCAGGAAACTGACATGGTTCTGACAGAGATTGACCGTATGATTTCATCCATGTACAACGACAGCCCGGCTAACCGTGAATATGCTAAACTTATCCGCACAGCCTTTGACAAAGCAATAGCAGAGCGTGGACGCCCTGCGGTAGCAGAGACAGCACGGCAGCAGAGTTTGCTGGAGGAAGTTCGCATAATCATGGGGTATCAAGACGTAGACCGTAAACGTCAACGCCTTGCAGGCTTCATTAACGCCCTTTTTGCCCGCCCCCTTTCAGCCGAAGAATTTGAAATGTTTTCCGGCAGATTTTCAGACGCGCAAGAGGAAGATGAAGGTGACAGTTATGAGCAAACAGTGTCAGACAAACGTGCAGGCTATATTTCGGGATTTAAGGCTGAACACAGAGAAGCGTCTGCAAAGAGTAAACTGGAAGCCAAAGCACGCAAACTTGTTTCAATGTATGGAATTACAAAGGATTCGCCGGAATACAAAACTGTATATGACGCAGTGCTATACACTTTGATGGACACATACGGAGATGTAAATTCTGGAGAAGCTGAAATAAAAAAGATATTGGAGGATGAACAATGAAACTTGAAGATTTGAACATAGGTGATATCTTGATTCCCAATGGCACGTTTCGTGGTTTGGTCACAAAGTCTGTGCATGAGAATAACATTGCTCTTGTCGTGACGAGAATTGACGCACCGCATCACTTTTTTGTGGCTATTGCGTTTGCATCTTCTGACAAGGCAAGAGTAGGAGAAAAATTGTTTTTTACAGAAAAGACTTGACTTGCTTCAATGTGCATTATGAGTATATTGAGTATTATCTGCAAAAAAAAAAAGAGAATAAGGCTCTTTATCTTAAGTGGGCTGACGATGAATCATTCCTTGGCAGAATCGGGGAAGAATCTCCATTTACAGATGATAGCGGGAACGAACTATATGTAGGTGACACGGTTACACTTACCTACAATTCTTATTCTTGGCATAACTGCGTTGTTGCACATGATGATGCCTTTGGATATTTCGTCATGGGAATACAAATTTGTTGCCACAACGACTGTGGCGTAATTTCTAAATATAAGGTTCAAAAGGACAGCAGTTGGACGGATAGGTTTATAGGAGAACGTCTCTGGCATGTCGGAGCGAGACGCCCTATCGAAGTCACTGACGAAAAGCCAAATGATTAAAGGAGGAACAAATCCATGAAACTTGAAGATTTGAAAGTCGGCGCTATTATAATGCACGCAGACAGAAAAGAAAACCCCTTGCACTCCGGCGAGACGTTACTTGTGACACGTTTTATCAATGTAAAAGAAAAGTTTGAAGTCGTTTGCCTGCACAGCAAAGTGACTGACAGAATCGGAGAAACCGGGATTATTCTGTTTGATGAACTTCCCGGATATGAACTCATAACAGCGTTGCACCTTCAGCCACTAAATGACAGCCTGTTTCTCCGGCATAAACCCGCCGGACCAAAAAAAGACCTTTACCTTCGTTGGGCGTTTGGCGAAAAGACTTCCCTTGGCAAGATAGGTGAAAAAACGCCCTACAAACTTGAGAACGGACGCAACTTGGTTGTCGGCGACATCGTTAAAATAAGCCGTGAAGGAAAGGAATATGGTGGCTGTCTTGTTGTACATGATACAGCCGATGGCTATTATATCATGGGCATTGCGGCTGATTGCAATGACAGAAAATGCGAAATAAAGCACTGGAATGTAACATTGGAAAGCGGATTCTATAATCGCTTAAAAGGCGGTACCTATACCGTTGGTAATAGAAATGCCGGTATCGAAGTAGTAGACTTCCCGCCTACAGAATCGGAGGGCAATTGACCCTACTAACCCGCCGCAGGCTTGAAACGTCGAGAATGCCGCTACCTTGTAGCGGACTTTGAGACAACGGTTTACGAGGGACAGAAGGACACGCAAGTATGGGCGGCGGCAAGCGTGGAGCTTTTCGCGGCAGACGATTCTGTAGTCATTCATCACTCCCTTTCAGAACAGTTTGAATACTTCACATCCTTGTCCTGCAATCTTGTAGTTTACTTCCACAATCTGAAATTTGATGGTTCGTTTCTTCTGTCCTATCTACTGATAGACAGAGGCTTCAAACAAGCCCTTGAAAAAGACGAGAAGGGAGGGGAATACTGGTTGCATGACAAGGATATGAAGAACAACACTTTCCGATACAGCATATCTGACATGGGACAATGGTATACAATCATTGTAAAGATAAACGACCACTTTATCGAGTTCCGCGATTCACTAAAACTTCTTCCCTTCTCCGTTCGGGAAATAGGCGATAGCTTCGGCACAAAGCATCATAAGTTAGACATGGAATATAAGGGCTTCCGTTATCCCGGTTGCGAGATAACACAGCAGGAACAGCAGTACATAGCTAATGACGTTCTTGTTGTAAAAGAAGCCCTTGAAATTGTGTTTCTACAAGGGCACAAAAAACTAACAATCGGCTCATGTTGCCTTGATGAATATAGGAAGATTATCGGCTATTTCAAGTACAAAGCCCTGTTCCCTGACCTCTACAAAATAGAGATTGACGAAAAAATCTATGGCTACAAGAACGCAGGCGAGTATATCCGCAAATCCTACCGTGGCGGCTGGTGCTACTACGTAAAAGGTAAGGAAAATAAACTGCACTACAACGGAGTAACAGCGGACGTAAATTCTCTATACCCATCCGTCATGAGTTCAGAAAGTGGCAGTGTCTATCCTGTCGGAGAACCAACCTTTTGGAGCGGAAATTATATTCCCTTTGAAGCACGTGGCTCAAACAAGTATTTTTTCGTCCGTGTAAGAACACGTTTCTACTTGCGTGAAGGCTTCCTGCCTTTCATTCAAATCAAAAACAACCTTCTCTACAAGGCGACAGAAATGCTTGAAACTTCCGACATATTTGACGGCTCAACAGTGGAATATTTTCCATACTACTATGGAACAGATGGACAGCTAAAGGAAGCAACTGTTGAAATGACCTTGACCTGCACAGACTTTCAGCTAATACAAGAACACTACGACCTTGTTCATTTCGAGATTCTTGACGGCTGTTATTTCAAAGCACGAAAAGGCATTTTTGACAAGTACATTGAAAAGTATCGCAAGATAAAAATGGAATCAGAAGGGGCAGTGCGAACACTTGCAAAACTGTTCCTGAACAACCTCTACGGCAAAATGGCATCATCCCCTGATTCATCTTTCAAAGTTGCCTCCGTAACGGAGGATGGTTCTCTAACATTCCGAGTGGTTCATCAAGAAGATAAAAAGCCCGGATATATAGCAGTAGGTTCTGCTATTACTTCCTATGCCCGTGAATTTACAATCCGGGCGGCACAGAAAAACTATCACGGCGTAGACAAACCCGGCTTTATCTATGCTGACACAGACAGTATTCACTGCGACCTTCCAGCTTCTGACCTTGTTGGAATAAAGACGCACAAAACAGCGTTCTGTTGCTGGAAGATAGAATCAAGCTGGGACGTTGCCTTGTTCGTGCGACAGAAAACCTATATTGAACACGAAGTAGCGCACGATTTGAAGCCACTGCCTGAACCCATATGGAACGTAAAATGTGCAGGTATGCCGGAGCGTTCAAAACAGCTTTTCATTGCTAACATAACAGGCTTTGACATTACAACCAAAGAAGATAAATACGAAGAAGAAGTCAAATTCATAGATAGCTTATCAGACGAAGAACGAAAATTCTTTAGCAAGAAGCTGGAACTTGAGGACTTCAAAATTGGTCTAAAAGTGCCGGGCAAACTTCTGCCGAAGCGCATCCCCGGCGGTGTCTTGCTATGTGAAACTACGTATGAAATGAGGGATAACTGATTGGGAAAAAGAAGCGCGTTTGAAAACAGCCTTGTTTGCGTTGCAGTAAATGGAGCATTGCGCGGTTCGCAGAATCTACAGAAGCGTAAAGCGAACAAACGCAAAGAGCCTTCAGAGGAAACGCAAGAGGAAATAGACGTTTGTCTGAACTGCACAGAAAAAAGGTGTCCCGGCTCACGTAAATGTATGCTGGAACACCTTCACAAAAAGACATAAAATTTCACCCCGCAGGGATTACTCCTTGCGGGGCTTTTTATATCCGTAACTTGCGAACGACAGAAGCGGTTAGCAAAACCGACACAGCTACAGGACGCATAATTTCAGCGTTGCTTCCCTGCTCTGACAGCAATCGAAACGCAAGAGGATATCAGTATGACAGAGCGGCAAGAACAGCCGCCTTGCAAGACAAGTCCTTGAACCTATAGCAACCTCTTTCAAAGAAGTACCTCTGATTCTGCAAGAACAAGTCATTGCTTTTCAGCATAACATAGTTTACTCTATGGTCGTCTGTAGTAACAGCTAATTTAACGGGGAAGGTCATATCGGCTCTATCGCCGCAGTAAATAACGCCCTCTGCGTCAAAACTGCGTATTGCATAGTCCTTCCCCTCGTATCGCAAAGTAGCAAGATAGCGTCCGTGTCCTTCCGGCTTTTCGACAAAGGTTTTATTGTCGTTAAGGTAGACGCTCTGCGCAGAATACGCAACATATTTATTAGCACCGAATGCCCGGTTGAAACCACTTTCAGCCTGCGCTTTAGAAGCCGCCTCATTGAAGCCCTGTTCAAGCACAAAGCCGTCCCCTTTAAGAAACTTGGTATCAGCCTGCAACCTGTTCGATATGCCCATTTCAATATAATACGGATTCAGCAAAGTGACAGGGTTTGACAGCATATATACCGGAACATACCTTAACTGTTTCCCCCGTCCTCTTGCCACGGACGTATGAACGGAAATAAACTTCTGCACCTCATTGTGGCAGTAGTCAGTATTTTCGCTCTGAAATTCATCAAACATCATTCTATCAACATCACTAAAAATATGCGAATACTTCTTGATAGAATCGGCGGAGTTAAGAGGAACGGCATACCCGCACGGTTTATCATTGATAAAAAGTTCATGAAACACGCCACTTGCACGCTTCTGACTTTTCATCTCCGTACCCTGAAAGAACAGCCTGCGGATATCCTTATAGAACTTGTCCGCGCATTCATCCAGTTCGTACTTATATCGGTACAACAGCATGAACTTCGACCCGCTGTCATTGTACCTATTGACGCACAAACGGCTGAAATATGTGGTCTTTCCTGCGGTTCTGTTGGTGGTAACAATGAAAATCTCCGGCTTCTTCCCATTCAAGTCTTTCATAGACAAAAGCTTTGTACCGTCATAGTACACACCCATGCTTCCCTTCGCCCTCCTTTCCGTATCTCTATTATAGCACAAGTGTAGTCCTTTGTCAAGCAAAAGTGAATTTACCAAAAGTTAAATTATTGCGACTTGACAATTCACCTTCCCAATGCTATACTATAGTCAAAGAAAGGAGGAATTTCTGTGGACACCATTATGACCATGATTTCCAACGTTGGTTTTCCCATTGCCGCCTGTTGTGGTCTGATGTACTTTATCAACACCACAATCAAAGAACTGCGCGAGACTATCCAGAAGAACACAATTCTGCTTGAAAAAATCAGCGCTTTTCTTGAAAAGGAGGAAACGCACGATGGCAAAGAGAACTGACAGCGAACTGCTTCAGGCAATCGGTGACGCACTACCTGACGCCACAACTGATGAAGCAATCGCACTGCTGACGGACGTCCGGGACACCTTGTCCGGTAACGCAAATTCTGCTCAAATCGAGCGAGAATATCAGCAGAGAATCGAAGAACTGGATTCCTCTTGGCGCAAGAAATTCAAGGAAACATTCTATGCGCCTATCGATGAATCCCGTGGTGGGAAGGGCGAGGAAAAAGAAAAGCCCAAAACAAGGTATGAAGATTTGTTCAAGGAGGGAAATTAAATGGCAAGAAAAATCAATTCTACGCTCAACGCAAGTACGCTTGACATTCTGAACGTCATCCGTGCTAACGCCCCGCTGGAATATCAGTCCGCAGTGCCGCAGGTTGCAACTGTTGATGATATCCCTGTAGTCGGTGAAATTATCTACGGTTCTCCTGCGCTGTCGAATACATTCATCAACGCACTGCTTAACCGTATCGCGCTTGTAAAGATTCAGAGCGCAACGTTCAACAACCCGTACCGTGACCTTAAGAAAGGCTATCTTGATTTCGGTGAAACTGTTGAAAACATTTTTGTCGAGATTGCGCGCGTCCGCACTCTTGACCCGGAGAAGGCTCCTGCCCGCGAGTTCGCAAGAACTATCCCGGACGTTAGAAGCGTTTTCCATGTTATCAACTGGAAGGTGCAGTACCCGCTGACTATCAGCGACTATGACCTGCGGACGGCGTTCCTTTCCGCCGATGGTCTGAATGGCTTCATTGCGAAGCTGGTTGACAGCATTTACAAGGCGGCAGAGTATGACGAGTTCCTGCTGTTCAAGTATATGCTTATCAAGGCAATTTCGCATGGTAAAATCAAGACCGTTGCCTTCGATAGCGCAGACCATTCTTCCGCCGCTATTGAGTTCCGTGGCAAGTCCAACCTGATGACCTTCCTTCGTCCTGATTTCAACGAAGCAAAGGTAAAGAATGACTGCCCTAAGGAAAGACAGCAGATTTTCATGGACAGTGCATATAACGCCGCGTATGACGTGAAGGTTCTGTCTGCGGCATTCAACATGGAGAAGACTGATTTCATGGGGCGCCTGCGCCTGATTGATGACTTCACCACGTTTGATAATGAGCGCTGGAACGCTATCCGCGCTGAAAGCAATCAGGTAGAGGAAGTTACCGCCGCAGAACTGGCGGTTATGGCGAACGTAAAGGCTGTCCTTATTGACGAGGATTGGTTCCAGATTTACGACCACTATACGAGACTGGGAACGACCCCTGTCAATTCCGGTGACTACTGGAACTACTTCTACAACGTGAAGAAGGACGTTTCTCATAGTCCTTTCGCAAACGCTGTTGTGTTTGTCGATGACGCCTCCGCTATTACTCCGGCGGACAAGTACACCGCGGAAGTCGTTGCAAAGGATGTGGCTGACGTCGGCACTGTCATTACGCTGAATGTCAAGCAGTCCGCAAGCAATGACGAAGCCGCAACGCTTAAGCCCGGCAGTGTTATCTTCAAGCAGACGCTTGACGCTGTTCAGGCAAATGTGGCTGTTCAGAGATACGGCGTGTATATCTATCCTGCAAACGCTGGCAGTGTATCTGTCGAATGTGAGATTGGCGGCGTTGAATATACCTACGCCACCGGGACTTCCACGTATACTGCAGGGAAGATGGCATCTACTGTCAAGGTGGGGGACACCCTCCAGCTTGTCAAGAAAACCATGCTGTCCTGACAGTAAATTTTCAGCCCCGGATGAAATATTCCGGGGCTTCTTTGTTAAAAGGAGGTGAATTTTATGCCTACGCCCAATACAGTAGTAAAGATATTGAAGGGGATAGAACTTGATAGGGAGTTGGAGAACACCTATAGGTTTGCGTCTCTTTCGGCACAGCAGAATTTCTTTTCTTCCCCTAAAAGAGTTAAGTTTTCGTTGGATAATCTACAGTATTTGAGGACAGGAGAAAATTCCATAAAGGTGGAAAAAGATAAGGCGTCTTTGTATGACTGCAATTATCTCATGTTTCAAAATACAGGATATATGGACGCAACTGGCAGGACACGCTGGTTCTATGCGTTTATTGATAGAGTGGATTATATCAACGAAGCAACGAGCGAGATTTTCTACACTATTGACCCTTTGCAGACTTGGCTATTTGATTTCAAGTTCGCTGACTGCATGGTAGAAAGAGAACACGTGAGGGACGATACAATTGGAGCGAATATCGTGGCAGAACCTGTTACAGCTGGTCAATACATTAAAGTTGTAGAAGAATCACTGCCATTTAACTCTTATAGAGCTATGCTTGTTTTGAGCAAGCCGTTCCCTGTATCTCCGACAGCTTCAGCAGGCTCTAATGTTCCAATAAGTCGTGCAACAGTATCTGTTCAGAGTGCTACAACCATGACATTTAATTTGGACTTCTATACTCCTACTCCGATGGCAGGTTTTTCTTCAAGATATGATAGTGTAACTTTGCTAAAGGAATGCTTTGAGAATACTGCAAATGGCATTCTTCCCACCAATTTTTCGTGGTATGCTGATATACCGATAGATAACGTCAAAGCGAAAGGAGACTTTGCGTCAGATAATACGATAATTGGAGAGACTTCAAATGGTAAATTCTATTCTATAAACAGTCTGCTGACGTGGATAGGGTGGGGCGCTATTGAAGGATTGACCGCAGAGGACATTATATGCGTATTGATATACCCTGACTTCTTCACAGATGGAACACATAAGTCTACAGGCGTTCACGGTGGATTCGGCAAGAAGGAAGTAGAATATGTTCTTGAAACAAGTGAACCTTTTAGAGGGAAAAGAGTTTACGTCCCAAAGAATAATAAACTATTTACTGCACCGTTTACACGACTGGTTGCAAGCAATAAGGCAGGAGTTCAAGCGGAATATAGACCTGAATGGTTTTCTAACCCATTCAAACCTACTTTTACCATGTATTTCTATCTTTCCGGAACTCCTACGTGTTGCCTTTACCCGCTGGGATATGAAGGTAGTGGAAAGATAGAAAATACCGTAACAGCTTGTTACGACATGGAGATTCCATATAAAGGAAATGCGTATGCCGAATATATAAGGTCAAACCGAGGCAAACTTATTTCTTCTGCTCTTAACTCCGCAGTTTCTTTGGGCACTGCTGTTGCAGTTGGAAAGTTCGGTGGCTCTGTTCTTACCGGAAGCACGGTAGAAACTATGAAGGAAACAGCGAGGAATCCGGCAACTGGGCGGCAGGTTACAACAGGTACATTGCGGCAGACACGGACAGAAACCACAACGCAGAAAGGCGGTGCTGGTGAACAAATAAGGGCGGGGGCTGGCGGTCTTTCTTCAATGATTGACCTTGTTGGCACTCTGTACGACTTGCATCAAGCACCTGCTCCTGTATATGGAAACATGACAGCCGCAGATATAATGGCACAGCTGAAACAGAACGACATCGTTGTTTATCGTGAATCAATTGATTCCGAAACTGCCGAAACGATTGACAATTTCTTTACATATTATGGGTACGCTGTAAAGAAGGTAAAACAGCCGGGCGTTTACAACCGTCATTATTGGCAGTACATCAAAACCTGCGGTTGCAACCTGCATAACGCAGATGGGTATTCCGACCATGTAAATCTTACATCTGGCGTGAACTATAGCACTGGCATGAGCGCGGCAGATATGGAGACGCTTGAAAAAATCTTTGACAGGGGCATTACGTTGTGGAATCAGGATGTACAGATTGGCGACTATACGTTGAATAACGGAACGCTAACAAGTATTTCTCTTTCAGATGAAGCCCTGTTTGACGACAATCCGCTTGCTGGCACTCCTCTTGCAAATAGTGTACGTGCTATAAAGCTAAATTATTCAGACGGCGGTATAGTAGAAACTGTATTGCCGGGCGACCGTTCTGTGACATGGGAAATTGAGAAAAACGGCTCATATGTCAAAACAAATATTGTTGAGCGCGGAGCGCATACATACCGGGCGAGAATTGCTGACATTGTTTCAGATGGAAAGGAGATAATTGCTACATGAGTAAAAATAAGCAGTGGGACTGCGACCCTGTAGCCCCGCCTAGACCTTCTATTGACGAACTGGCAAACGGTTATACGTACATTCAGTATTACAACCGCCTTTGCGAGTTGTCCATGAGTATGTTTGAGTGGACAGGGCTTCCCGATACTTGCGACAAGAGATATCTGGAACTGACGCTTTTCAGAATGGGGCAGGCTGTTTTCTTCAAGGACGATGTGATGGGCTTCCTTGGGTTGCCTGTGGCAGGAAGCGGGGCGCTTGACTTGTATCAAGTGCCTACACGAAGAAGGGCTTACGCTGACAATGGGTATAATCATGAATTGGATGAAAGCAATAGCGTTATTATTTTCAATAACTATATGCGGACAAATTCAATGCTGGATGTACGTATGTTCAGCGCAAGGCTGGCTGACCTTGATAGAACGATTGACATAAACGTAAAAGCGCAGAAATGCCCTGTGCTAATCCTGTGTGACGAGAAGGAAAGAAACAGCTATATACGGATGTATCAGAAGTGGATGGGCAACGAGCCAATGATTATTGGTTCAAAGGCTTTGTCCATGGACAATGTGAAAACCATTGACACGACTGCTCCGTATGTTGGCGACAGGCTTTACGAACTCAAAACACAGATTTGGAACGATGCGCTTACTTATTTGGGCATTCCGAATATCGGCAATGAGAAACGGGAAAGAATGGTAAGTGACGAAGTCGCAAGGAATCAGGGTGGCACGTTCGCAAGCAGATATAGCCGCCTGAATGCCCGGCAAGAAGCTTGCGAGAAAATCAACAGAATGTTCGGGCTGAATGTGTGGTGTGAATACAAGGACATGAGTGCAGAACTAGGCGTTGAGTTCCGAAGCAGTGAAACGGTAGAGGAAGGGGGTGAAGATAATGAGTAAGTACACTATGGAAGTTAGGTATATCTGCGAACAGCTTGCTAATGCTACGATTGAGACACAGGTCGGAGATGTGCCGGGAATTATCGAGAAAGCCGCGCCGCAGATTTTTGACTTCGATTTTCCTATTTGGAACGAGGACTATAGGAAAACGTTGGAGGAGAAAATCCTGCTTCACTTCTATATGCGGGAGATTGGACAGGAAACTGTAGGCGAGTGGAAGTTGAGGCTCATGCAGACGCTTCAAGATATTATGCCGGAAATGAATGAGTTGTACAAGAGCGTTGAGTTCAAGTATGACCCGCTGACGGATATTGACTATACGACCGACACGAAGGGCGACACGGAAGTCAACAGCACAAGGAATACCAATGTTACAGAAGGAATTCAGAGAAATGAAACAGAAAATACGGCAGATAGCGGAACGAATACAGAAACGTCTAACAGTGATAACAAACAGACTTTCAGCGACACTCCGCAGGGTCATTTGGAAAATGTTTGGAACGGGACGTATCTCACGACAGCAAATCGAAACGTTGGAGACAACACTACAACGAATACTAACGAGGCAACACGAGATATTACAAGAGGTGCAAACGTTGACAGCACGAGAACAGGAAGCGAAGCCGGAAACGACAAAACAGCACGAACCCTTGTGTCAAGAGTGTACGGAAAAAGTAGCTTCCGAAGCTACGGGAGATTGATTCAGGAGTTCCGGGAAAATATCATGAACGTGGATAAGCTGGTATTTGAAAAGCTGGAATGTTGCTTTATGCTGTTGTATTGAAAGGAAGGGATAAAGTGT